GCCTCACCTCTTCGGACGCTTCCTGAAAACCGTTGTCACCGTCTGGCCATTGGCCTGGGGCGTGGCCCAGGGGCGGCCCGCGCGCAGCTCATCGGCCTCCAAGTCGCAGAGGGCAAGCAGGTGGACGACGTCCTCCCATGCCCACCCACGCACCTCCTCTGGAGGCTGGCCCGTCAGCTTCACCACCCCATGCAGGGCCCTCAACTCGGGGTGGCTTCGGAGTTTCCCTTCGCCGTCTCCAGCGTCGGCCCCGCGAAGGCCGCGGCGAGCTCGTTCTGCACGTCCTCCAGCCAGGGCTCGTTCTTCACCGCCGCCACGTCCGCCTCGGTGAAGACGCGCGTGGCGGTGCCCGGGAAGTAGACGCAGCAGACGGCAATGCGGGCCATCATCATCATCCCCGCCGCCTCGTCCACGGGCTGGCGGCCCTCACTCAATTCCCCGGCGGCGCGTGAGGCCGAGAGGACGTCCAGCTTCTCGCCCAGGGTGGGGAGGCAAATGTCGTAGTCGGCGCCATCGAGGCTGACGCGCTTGTGCAGCGCGCGGCGAGTGCCCAAGGGCTTACGGTGCGTGGCGGGTGCGGACATGGAAGTCTCCTGAAGTGAAGGTGAATGGGAATGCGGGCTACACCGCGACGGGCGCGCCCTGGCCAGTGAGGGTGGCCGAGAAGGTGACGACGTCCGTCGCACTGCGGCCTTCCTCGTAGGACGACACCTTCACCGGGTAGCGGTGGCCCTGGCTTCCCGGGGGCGACTCCTCATCCTCAATCACGGTGAAGAAAACCGTCGCGTCGGACTCGAAGGCGTCTTGCAGTACCTTCTGCGGAGCACTGCCCCGGAAGACGTGGCCCGCCAGCGGAATGGTGAAGGACTTGAGGGTGCCCTTGCTGCGCTTGTAGCCATCCCCGCCGAAGTAGTTGGCGTCGACGGTGTCCTTGGCGCGGTTGACTGGAGCCTCCGTGACGCCGTCCAGCGCGTCCTCCTCTTCAGGCGCGGTGTCCGTCGCGCGGAGGTAGAGCTTGTCGAAGCCTCAGTGGTCACCCAAAACCAGCCAATGAAGGTCCCCTGAAAACCGGCCAATGGGGAGGGCCGAGACGTTGACGCCCGGGTAGGACGTGGAGTCCGCCCGGGGGATGGGCAACGTCTTGAGCGACGAGAAGAAGCAGCAGGTCATCGCCCTGGGGCGGTTGGGTTGGAGTCTGAGACGTATCGAGGATGCGACGGGGGTGCGCCGTGAGACGGCCAGCGGCTACCTGAAGGCCGCGGGCGTGGGCATCCGTCCACCGCGCCGGTGGGGCAAGTCAAAACCGGCCAATGAGGGGACCACCGAGGCGAGTGAGCCGGAGGCCGAGGCCGCCGGAGCAAAACCGGCCAATGAGGGGACCACCGACTCCATGCCGCGCAGCCGAGCCGGAGTCCGGCACGTATCGGCGAGCATCGTCGCGCCCTACGTCGAGCTGGTGCGGCAGCGGCTGGAGGTGGGCCGCAACGGGCGCGCCATCTACGAGGAGCTCGTCGACACGCAGGGCTACACGGGCAGCTACATTAGCGTGCGCCGCTTCGTCCGGGCGTTGCGCGACAGCCAGGGCCCGGAGGCCAAGGCCGTCATCCACACAACGCCGGGCGAGGAAGCGCAGGTGGACTATGGGGAGGGGCCCATGGTGCGCCACCCGGAGACGGGGAAATACCGGCGCACGCGCATGTTCGTCATGACGCTGGGCTACAGCCGCAAGTCAGTGCGGCTGTTGTGCTGGAAGTCCTCCAGCCGCGCGTGGGCGCAGTTGCACGAGGAGGCCTTCCGGCGGCTGGGAGGCGTGACGCGCACGGTGGTGCTGGACAACCTGCGTGAGGGGGTGCTTTCGCCCGACGTCTACGAGCCGGCCCTCAATCCGCTCTTCCGGGACGTGCTGGCCCACTACGGGGCCACGGCCCTGCCGGCCCGAGTCCGCCACCCGGACAGGAAGGGGAAGGTGGAGTCTGCGGTGGGCCACGCGCAGCGCACGCCGCTGAAGGGCCTGCGCTTCGAGTCGCTGGAGGCCGCCCAGGTCTACCTCGACGCGTGGGAGGCGAAGTGGGCGGACACCCGAATCCACGGCACCACCAAGCGCCAGGTGGCCGCCATGTTCGGCGAGGAGCGCCCATGGCTGCTGGCCCTGCCCGTGGAGCCCTTCCGCTACTACGCCTACGGTGAGCGAGTGGTGCACCTGGACGGGCACGTCGAGGTGGACGGCGCGTACTACTCGGTGCCCCCGGGACACATCGGCCGCAAGCTGCACGTGCAGTGGGACAGCCTCCACGTCCGCCTGCTGCTGCCCGCTACGGGGCAACTGCTCCGGGAGCACACCCGGGCCCCTCGCGGCCACCACCGCACACGCGAGGAGGACAGGCCTTCCCACGCGCCGCGCACCACCGTGCAACTTCTCGAGCGCGCCGCCAGGGCCGGACGCGGCGTCGCCGCCCTTTGCGCCGAGGTGCACCGCCGAGAAGGAGAGGTGGGCACCCGCCGCATCCTGGGCGTGCTGTCCCTGGTGAAGAAGCACGGCGCCGCTGCCCTGGACGACGCCTGCGAGGTGGCTCTCGAGGTGGGCGTCCCCACCTACCGCTTCGTGCGCCGCTACCTCGAAAGACGCACGCCCACTCCCGTCACCCTGCGCCAGGTCGACCCGCTCATCCGCGAGCTCACCCACTACCGCGACGTCATCGTCCGTCTGACTCAACCCACCCCTCACCCAGGAGACACCGAGACATGAATCTCGTCGAAATCACCCGCGCCCTCACCACCTTGCGCCTGTCCGGCATGGCCCAGGCCGTCGAGGCCCGCATCCTCCAGGCGCAAGCCGAGAAGCTCGCTCCACTCGACTTCCTCTCCGCCCTCGTCAACGACGAGTTGACTCGCAGAAGCGACAGCTTCATCCAACGCCGCCTCAAGCAGGGCGCCTTCCGCGACGCGGGCAAGACGCTCGACGGCTTCGACTTCGACTTCAACAAGAAGATGAATCGCCGCCTCGTCTTCGAGCTGGCCACCGGCGGCTTCGTGGAGCGGCGCGAGGACGCGCTCTTCCTTGGCCCTCCAGGCACCGGCAAGAGTCACATCGCCCAGGCCCTCGGCCGCGCCGTCATCCAGTCCCAGGGCCATCGCGTCCTCTACCGCGAGGCGCACCACCTGCTCGAGGAGCTCGCCGAAGCAAGCCTCGAAGGCACCCGACGCCAGAAGCTCGATGCGCTCACCGGCGCGCCTCTGCTCATCATCGATGACCTCGGCATGCGCAAGCTGCCGGCCACCGCCGCCGAGGACCTGCTCGAGCTCATCATGCGCCGCTACGAGAAGGCTTCCACCCTCATCACCTCCAACCGGCCAGTGGAGGACTGGGGGAAGCTCTTGGGGGACAACGCCGCCGTGGCCGCCATGCTCGACCGTCTGCTGCACCATGCCCACGTCGTCCAATTCGGTCCCCGCAGCTGGCGCACCAAGGGGGCCATGGAGTTGCGGACCTCCGAGTCCGCGGGGTAGGAGTCCTCCTGTCTCGGTCCTCTCCCTTTGGCCGGTTTTGAAGGGACCCTCTTTGGCCGGTTTTCACGTGACCATTGAGGGTCGAAGAAAGCCTCTCGGGGTTCGGGCATGGCTGTACCTCTTTCAGAGGGAGGGGAAGCGGCGGGCGAGGAAGTCCTGGAGCACGGCGGCAACGCGGCGGCGTGCGCTGCCTCGGGCGCGGCGGAAGGACTTGCGGAGGAAGTGCGAGGGCGGATTGAAAATCTGCTCGCCCCAATGCCAGCCCTCATGAATGGGGCCAGCGGCAGGGTGCGCGTAACCCGCCGTCCAGGTGGTGGACAGGTGCGGGCCGAGGTTGTGGCGCGGTCCGTCGAGGAAGGCCGTATCGCGCAGGTGGCCGTCCGTGCCGTCCTTGCCCACCGGCACCAGGAAGAGGGAGTAGTCGAGGGCAAGCCGCGCGACGTCCCGGCAAGGCACATCGAGCGCGCGCAGCACTTCATCAGGTGCGCGGCGCAGGCGCTCCAACTTCACGACGTTGACTTTGACCTGGACAGGCATTCACCCACTTCTATGGGGGCGGCTTTCGAAGGCAGCCGCACAGGTGCCCCGAGCAGATCTCAAGCCCCCCCAAATCAAGCAATGAAGGGTCGCCGTGGACCCCGACTTGCCACAAACATGCCATCGCGCACAGAATCCGGCTTGCTTAATCAACCCACAGACCACGACAACGATGCCACTCAAATACCCCAACAGTTGGAAATACCCTATCGGAACAACACAGCCAGCACCACGAGATCTAATCAACAGATTCATTGAAATTGCAACCGACCTCGCAGGAGAACACAAAGACGAACAATCAATAATCGAGATATTCAAATCCCACTTCGGAGACAACAACACGAGCAGTTCAGCAAGCTGGGCCGTTTCAGATCTCCAAAAAGCAATGGACAAGAAATCCCAGAACGCCCCAGTCTTCATTGACAACTTCTGGTCGGCCCTTGAGACAGTCAGGCAAATAGGGCTCATCACCCCTCCCAAGGAATACATCAACAGCATCATCACAGAGATGGGTCTGGACTTCGAAATTCAGCCACCCGAGCTAATCAAAAGGCGCTCTGACGCCACAATTTCCGACTCACTCCCCGACGCAACAAAAGACACCACCACAAAGCCGACATACACCAAAGGCGAACAGATAGGATTTGGGGGCTTTGGCACCGTCTACATGGCCTCGCGCCAAACCACCGTTGCCAGATTTGACGTCGCAATCAAGGTCTTCCACCCGAGCTCATTTGTCCAAGACGCAGCAAAGGCAAAAATCCGATTCCAAAGAGAAGTACAGGCCATTCAGCGACTTCAACATCGCGGCATCGTCCCCTACATCGACGCTGGCTTTGATGACCAGGGACGTCCGTTCCTCGTAATGCCACACATACGAGGAAAAAACATCCGAGACGCTGCCACATCCACCAGACCGCGACGTAGAATTGAGCTAATATCCGAAGTGCTCGACGCACTAGACCACGCCCATTCAAACGAGGTCCTGCACAGAGATCTCAAGCCAAGCAACATCCTCGTTCGCGAAACTGACTCCCAGCCAATCATCGTTGACTTTGGGCTTGCCCACATTATCGACCAGTTAGACAACACATCCCTGACAACATCACTTGTCGGATCAATTGGCTACATCCCCTCCGAAGTCATCGCAAATCCCAAAGAAAGATCCCCGCTGCACGACATTTTCTCATGCGCAGTCATGACATATGAATTCATGGCAGGGAGGCGACCAGACCCCTCAAGCTATGAGCCACTAAATGCAGTCTCTAAAGATTTTTCACAGCTCGACCGAGTGCTAGTGAGAGCCCTTGGCCCCGCTCGACAGAGGCATTCAACAGCATCCGAACTCCGTGGAGACCTACTCGAAGCTTCAAAATACCTCAGCAACCAAAACTAATCGGACACATCAACACAGTTGCCCCCCCCCCTAAAAACCACATTCCCAAAACACAAATCACAAGCATCGACACATCCGACGGGTCGTAAGATTCACGACCCAACGATGCCTGTCGGCCCCATCAGCCCCCAAGTATAGCGGGGCGCTCTCCTCGGCGCGGACCGCAACGCTCGAAATATTGGGCGTCTGATAAAGAGACTCGAAGATAGCGAGCGCGAGTTGTTGCCCACCCTGGAAGTCCTCGCGCGCCGATCGGATGCGTACCTGACACCCGGGTGACAGGTACGCCGATCGCCCCAGCCCTAGGTATAGCACTGGCCCAGCGCCGCCCGTGACCACCAACGCCACGGCCCTATCGGGCGTGTCCCCATCCACCGCAGGCATGGGCGAGGTAAAGAGGTTGGCCCCGGGAGCAGGGGGACGCGCCAGCCCCAACCCCGCCGATTCCAGCACCGCGGCCAGTTCGGCCGCTAGGTCGCGAGTCACAGCCACACCTTGCGGAAGCTCACCAAGCCCACGCCGTCCACCAATTCATCCACGGCTGCTGGACGACGAGCACGGTTGAAGTCGGACGTGTCCTCCCCCGGCAGCCAGAGGCGATGTTGCAGCGTCAGCGGCGCGTCCGTGTAGATGACGTGTGAGGCGAGCTGCTCATTGCCGCTCGCGTCTCGGATGAGTCTCCGGCTTGGCTGGACACGTGCCCGCGCCGGAGACACGGGCCCCAGCGCGGGTTTGCCGTGACCATCCCGGCCTACCACCAAAGCGTAAGAGATGATCTGCCGGAACCTGTCCGAAGGCGACGCCATCAGCTCACCCGATGAAGGACGTAGGGCGCGAGGAGGGCCTGCGCGGTGCCCGGAATGGGACTCTTCCCTTCTGCTTTCGCGGCGAAGTAGCTCACGGACCAGTCACCAATGGACTCGCTGGCCACCATGGCGTCAACACCACGCGAGCGGTAGAGCTGAACTACAGTGAGGACAGCGGCCTCCTGAACGTCCTCGGGCAGCGTCACAACCAGAGCACCGTCGAGCGCCTGCTGTCCTGGAGTGACGAAGCCCCCGTCATAGACGACGCGGATTCCGTCCTCACCGCCCGCCCCGTCGAAGTCACCGAGCGTCTCCGTTATCCGGCCCGACATGCGAGCCGTCATCCGCCACACACCGCGCTTACGCCGCACCATGCCCGCGTCGGCCAGCTTGCCCGGACTCTCGTACTCCTCGACAGAGACCTGGCTCCCCATCTCCCAGACGCCAGACACCGCCAGGATGGGCGGACGCTCCAGGAGAAGAAGCGGGCGCCCATAGCCCGCTGGGTATTCGACAAGGCCTTCGCCCCGCTCGAACACCCGGCCGCAGTACCCCGCTACGGCCCGGCTTGCAGCGGAGACAAGCGCCTCCAGGCGCGACGACACCGGGACACCCAGGTCATCGGCTACCGTGGAGGCAAGACACAGGTCCGCAGGGGAAGGCATGGGCTCACCGCACCGGGAACTCGTCCGCGCCGCCCAGGACAAGAGCCGCGCCCCACTGCGCAGTGTCCGCCCCCACCGCCGAGAGGTCCGGCGTCACCTTCAACCGCAGGAAGCGCTTACGGTTGGCGACGCGCAAATCTACCCGGAAGCAGAAGCTCTGGGGCGCTGCGCCACCCGTCACCACTGTCTCATCCGTGGCCAGCGTCTCGTCCGCACCGAAAGCCGTCCCGTCCTCGGACTCGGCGAGCTTCACTGTGGCCTTGAGCGTCTGCCCCGCCGCGCAGGTGGTGCGCCCGGTGAAGAGCAGCTGCGCGGAGTCGAAGCCGTCGCGGTCCACCGCGTCGCTCGTCACCTCGACGGCATCCCCCGCGCCACCAGCTGTGAGCGCGCCACCTGCCACCCCAACGGCCTTGTAGAAGACTTGGAAGTCCTGCGTATTCGCATGCATGTCGTGTCCCCTGAAGAGGCCGCGGCCTCAGTAGCCCTTGCGCTCCGAGAAGGCCTTGTCGTGCCGCAGCTTGAAGTCACCCCGGCAGATTCCCCGCAGCGTCGTCTCGTCGTACTCCGCACGGACGTCGTGCTCGGACAGCACCAGTTCCGTGTCCACGCCGTAGAGCAGTTGGTCCCACGTCCCGAAGAGGATGCGGCTCGGCGCAATCCGCGTTGAGGCCTTGTACGGGAAGCCGCGCAGCGTGCCCCGGTTGAGCATCTCGTCCCGGAAAATCCACGTCCCGCCATCCTTCAACCCCAGCAGCGCCGTTTCCCGCGTCGGGTGCAGCAGGAAGCCAGGGCGGCGCAGCTTGATGTTCGCCTTGAGGACGTCCTCCACCATGCCGTCCACGTCGGCCAGGTAGTGGTCCGCGCTCGTCCCGCTCCGGGCCTTCGAGTGCGACGCGTCCATCTGCGACAGTACGCCCTTGGGATTGGGGCCTTGGCCATCCCCGTTGAGGGCCGCGTCGTCCATGCCGTCCGCCGCCGCCTCGCGGAAGTCCTCGGCCACCCCCGCGTCTCCCACCGCAGGGTTGCGCAGCAAGTCATTGGAGATGTCAGCGAGAATCATGGCTTTGTGGGCCTTGAGCACCACCTTGCCGTAGGAAGGCTGGGACTTCTCGACCTTCTCCCCTTCGCCAATCCACTTGAAGGTGACGCTGCCCGTCTTCTTCCCGAAGTGCAGCTCCCCCTTGAAGGGTACGGTACGGGCCCCAAGCGCCAAAACGACGGAGTCCGGACGGAGGAACTCAATCATCTCCCCCGCCTCCTGCACCGGCACCAGCACGCCCGCCGAGCTGAAGACGCTCTCCTGCACCGCCTTCTGGACGTCGGCCCCTCCGAAGCGCTTGGCCTGCTCCAGCACAGCCTCACGAGTCGGGTTGCGGCCCGCGTTCACCACCGCCTTCAGGTATGCGCCGAAGCCATCCATGCTCTTCAGGATGCTGGGGACCTGGTTGTCCTCGGCATGGGCCTTGGCGCCCATGAGGCTCACCAGCCCATCGCGCTGCCCCTTGGCTTGCTCCATCAACTGCGCGGCCACCAGCGGGCCGAGGGACTTCGCCACTTCCTGCATCTGCTCGGGGGTCATCGAGTCTCCTTGAGGTGCTGCAAGAGGGCCTCGGCCGTGTGCTTGGCCAAAGCGTTGACGTCTGGGGAGGGAGGGGGCACGGCACGGCGCTGTTCGCGCGTGTCCAGCGCGGAGACAACGGCCTTGGCCACGTCCTGAATGAAGTCGGCGCGCTCGTCGGCCAGCTCCTTCACCCGAACCGCGCGCTGGTTGCCCGGAATCGTGACGACGGAGACTTCGAGAAGCTCCTGCTGCTCGCAGTCGAAGCCGCCGCGATCGTTCTCGTGGTAACGGTGCATGAGGTAACGCACCGAGACGGCATTCAGGATGCCCCGCGCGACCTTGCTCTCGACCTTCCGGGCGAAGTCGTCTTCCTGGTCGAACTCGACATCCACCGTGTCCCTTCGGCGAGCGTGCGTGAGCGTGCCGCTGGGGGCCGGTAGACTGGGGGCAGGCGTGGAGCGCTGGCGCCTGCGTTGATGGTCACCAGGACGCGCGGATTTCTGGCCATGGACGGCCAGGAATCCGGGACAGGTGGCTGGGCGAATCAGCTCCCGGACGGCGGCGTATCCGCCGCGGCCAGCGCCTGCTGGTAGTTCCTGGGCATCCACTCGTCCGGGGCATGCGCCACCGCCTCCGGGTGGCGGAGCAGCGCCACCAGGTAGTCGAAGGGGTTGCCCTCGCACAGCTCCACGGTGTGGATGAGGCTCATGAAGACGTCTCCCACGTGAGCGCCATTCAGCGTCTGGTAGAAGAGGGCATTCTTGCGGTGAAGAATGACTTTCTTGAGGGCTCGTTCACACACGTTGTTGTCGAGTGGGGCGCCCTCCTCGCGCAGGAAGAGGGTCAGCTTCTGCCAGTGCTTACGCAGGTAGGCGATGGCCTGGCCCAGCCCGGAGTTGGGCTCCACCTTTCGCTGGGTGAATTGCTCCTCCAGCCACTCTTTGAGGCCGTCCAGGACGGGAAGGCTTTCCTGCTGGTGCAGCGCCAGCCGCTGCGCGGGCGTCAGGCCCCTTTCCCGGGCGAGGGCGTCCACCCGGTACACCTCCCGGACGGCCTCCAGCACGCGCGTGCATTCAGCCGGGAAGTCGGCGGCCACGTCGACGAAGCCCCGCCGCGCATGCGCCAGGCAGTTGGCCCACAGCGTGGCGAACTCCCCGGGCGCATTCGCCTTCAGCGCGTCGCTCATCTGAATGGGCGCCGAGAGTTGGGCGGCGCGCTGCCTCAAGACGTCCGCGAGGTTTTCTCCCGCGTGCTGGCGTCCGGTGAAGAAGAGGGCACTGGGGTGCTCCTGGCCCACCGCGAGCAGGCCGGAGGTGAAAACGCCGGTGCGCTCCAGCGGTGCGCCCGCGGCGGCCGCCTGCACCTGCTCCCGAGTCAACGCCAGCACCTTCATGACGGTGTCGTCGTTGTGGAGTACCGGGGCCTGGGCCGCCTGGGCGACGAGTGCGTCGAAGGCGGGCTGAAGCGTGCTGGCGGCGGCCTCGACGAGTTCCCATTGGGTGGTGGCTGGCAGGGGAATGCCCAGGCCCTCTTGGAGTTTCTCAATGCGGTGGAAGGGCAGCCCGGTGCCGTACTTGAGCAGCCCCGTCATGGCCACGGCCGTCTCGTCGTACTTCTCCTCGCCCACGCCCTCGGGCGCCTGGGCGGTATACACCTCCCCGCACAGGTTGCAGCGCAGCCGCGCGCACTCCCACACGGTGGCCACCAGCGGGGCCACGCCCTTCACTCGCACCCGCATGGCCGGCTCCTTCAGCGGGTACACCTTGCCCTTCAAGCAGCCCTGGCACACCTCCCCACCGTGCAGCGAGGCGTGCGCCACCTTCTCCCGGCTGGCGCCCGTGTAGGCCGCCGCCGCGGTGCGCCCATGCCCCGGGGCACGGGCCTTGTCCTCCGCCTGGGGCTGGGCGCGCCCGGCCGGCTGCCCCGCCTTGCGCAGCACCGCGTCCGTCTTCTCCGTGGGGGCGCCGAAGAGAAGCCTGCGCAGCCGCTCCAGGCTCGTCCCCTTCGCCTTCAACTCCGCCGTCACGAAGGCCAGCGTGTCCATGGCGGCCTTCAGCTTGACGTAGTCCTCCTGGCTGAGTGCCCCGCGCGTCCGCTCGACAATGCCTGCCAACTCCGCCGGGTCCACGTGCCTTGGCTTGCCCATTGCCCGCTACAACATGTTCCTGGCGCGTCGGATTGCCTAGGGGACATGGGAGGCCGGACTCGCCCCCCCCCCTGGAGGGCGGGCGACGCGGCCTACGTGCCTACCTTGCGCCACTCGGGGGCGGCTTGCGTGGCCGAAGCGTCGCCCGCGCACAGCAGCACCTGCAACTCGTGGGCGCGCAACGGGGCCGCCGCCTCACTCGCCGTGGGCCACCAACGAAAACGCCCCTGGGAGAGGCGCTTGTGACACAGCCAGAAGCCCTGCCCGTCGTAGACGAGCAACTTCACGGCCGTCCGCTGTCGGTTACGGAAGACGAATACCGTTCCGCTGAAAGGGTTTTCCGCGAGGGCCGCACGGCACTGCTGCGCCAGCCCATCAACGCCCCGGCGGAAGTCCACCGGCTCAATGGCCACCAGCACTCTCATTTGAGGAGTGATTTGAATCATGGGCCCCGCAGCGCGGCCACCAGGGCCGGCACGTCGAAGCCCTGGCACGAGGCGGGCACGGTGAGCGTCAGCCGGCTGCCCTCCCGGGCCACGTACTCAATGACGAGGCTGGAGGCGGGGCCAGGCCCCAGCAGTTGCGCGGCGCTCACCTCCACGAAGCCGTCCGGCCTGCCCGCTGCGCCGGCCTGCGGACACGGTTGGTGCGCCGCCGACGTCCGGGCCTTCAGCGCGGCATGGCCCACCCCCAACGCGCGTGCGACATGGGACACCCCGTAGCGCTGCGCCGCAGAAACCGCCGCCCTCCACAGCGCCTCCGGCATCCGTCCCTGCCGGGCACGCGTCAGCCGCCACTGCTCAACGCGCCCGCGCAACGCCTCCACCTCTCCGGCTGCTTCTCCTTGTCGCGCCACCGTGTCTCTCCCGGTCCACTTCAATGGGCCGAAGACGGTACCGGGGGGGCCCAGGGCCCTTCACGCACGTCTGCCGAAAGGACACCATCCACCAGGAGGGCATCACCCTGGACGTATGCGCGCCCCTTACCGATAGGCAGTACGTCCTTGCGGCCCGTGCCGAAGAAGCCGCCGGATCCGTCGTCATGGTTGTAGAGGACGACGGGGTTGGCGTTGAAGGCGTCGAGCATCCAGCCTGAGACGCTCAGACGGTCATTGTAGCGGTCGAAATCGCCGTCATTGGCCCGAAAGGTGTGGAGCCTTGGCTCGCCCTCGATAGCAGAGGGAGAATCCTTCCGGATGGTGAAGAGGAGCGACCTGGAGAGAGGTGCAGGCATTCACCTCTCTCTATGGGGATGTTTCCGCCGGATGTCCGAACTTGCGAAGCTCGCTCCAGCGGTAAAGAATCCACTTGGCGTCTAGCTCCCAAACTGTCACCCCAAAAGCTCAATTATGACCGAACCATCCCCAAAAAAATCAGGCCAAATCAAAGAAAAAATAGGCGAGTGGCTAAACTCCGAAGGCTACCCACTTGAATTCAAAACCGCGCGGGCATTCAGGGAAGCAGGATTCCACATAAGACAAGGAATGCATGCGCGCGACAACCAAGGCGCGGCCCGCGAGATTGATGTCCTCGCTGAGTACACCCTCAGAACGAATCCCGGATTCGTTCGAATATCGCACACGGTTGAGTGCAAATGGTCAAACGACAAGCCATGGGTCGTCTTCACGTCGGAGGACGCACAAGTCGCATCAAGTGCCTGCATCAACCAGACGATGGCAAACCCACTCGGCCGAGCAATCCTGTGGTGCCTCGCGGGTGACACAACGCTCAAAAATTCATCAATATTCGAAACACCAGACCGACCAGGCTTCGCAGGGAGGCAATGCTTTTCAAAGCAAGACCTATTCTACAACGCCATGCAGTCAATCATCACATCATCAACAACGCTCATGGACAACTTCAACCACCCCGTCTACAGGCGAAACAAGGGCTTCCCGGACGCAGCATGGATTATCTTGCCATGCATAGTCATCGAAGGAGAACTCTTCGAGGTCTTCCAGGCAGAAGGAGCAGACGGCCTTGAGATTCAACCAGCAGACCGAATCAGAATCCATTGGCGCGGCGCGGAAGCCAGGAGCCACATCACTCATGTTGACATCATAAGAGCATCACATCTCCCCACCTTCGCAAAGCAGCGCAGGGCCGAAGTTGACAAAATCACAAACACCATATGCAACTCAAAGCAAAACATCGAAGAATGCATCCGCGAGAGCAGTCTTGACAAACTGAACATCACGGAGGGCGCCAGGGGCACACTCGGCCTCCCGCCTCTGCTTCAAGAAATAAAAGAAAGAACAAAAATAGAGCCCAAATAGACGACTAGAAATTCTGCCCATCTGTATCCATCGCTCGTTCCACCTGCCCTGGCATTGGCAGTGGGTACCCCCTCCGATTTGGATCCGACCGGAGCCCCGCCAGTTCCCTCCATTCGTCATAGCTGAATGCCTCCGGCATGGTGCCCATGACGCGAAGTTGGTGCTCGCGGTCCGCAGGCACGGGGCTGTCGTAGTCGAGGATAGCCCCTTCGTCCCCCAGCAGCGGCATCAGCCGCATCTGGTACTCGGTACGCAGGAACTCCATACGTGGGAAAGTCGCCTGCTCGGCAAGATTCTCCCGGGCCGCGAAAGCCGTTGCCTTGTTCGAGCTGGAGATGTCTCCAACGATTTCAGGGGGAACCCGGAACGTCATCCGAACAAAGTCCATCAAAAAGCGGCGGAGTTCCACGAGCTGCATGTCCTTGAAGCTCGTGTCCAGCCGAGCGAAGGACACCTTCCCGCTCGTGATGAGGAGCTTCCCAGCCTTGTCTGGCCCCTGATGCTCCCTGGCCAGAGATTCCTTGAAAGCCCTCGCTCCCGCGCTGTTCGCGTCGGAGAGTCCCTCAATCGATGCGATGGCTGGCGGCAGCATGTTGTTCCAGAAGGAGTTTTTTAGGAACCGCGCCACGTACTCGTCAGTGTCCAACTCGTCCCCCAGCGAGAAGGCCGGGCCGACACCTCGCCCAAGCGGGTCCTCAGGGTCTGGACTGCGAAGGTGCAACACGTCGCTAACCGGAATCTCCCGCGACACCTTCCCCACCGCCACGGTGTACGTGCGTTGCTCCCGCGACACGTCGAGCGAGGGTAGTCGCGTGACGGCATTCGGGGGCACCGGCCAGAAGCCCACGGGAAGCCCGCCCACGCGCTCCAGCACCAGGAAGGCCTCGCCCACCAGGTCCAGGTACACCTGGACGAGCTTCGTCACGGAGCGTCCGGTCAGGAAGTCATTGGGGTCCGCCAGCAGCTTGAGAATGGGATGGTCCGGCACTTCCTGCGCCTCGCCCGCCTCCAGCATCGCCTTCAGCCGCCCGGCTCGTGCCTCGCGGGTGGCGCTTCGCAGCGCGTAGTCCTTCATCGGTTGCCCGTCCCGCTGCACTCGACGATAGACGCGCCAATGCACTCCCGCCACGGAGTCGGCCACCACATCCACGCAAGCGCGCAGCCATGGCATCTCCCGGTACGCGGCGAGGAGCTGCGCGGTCCCCCTACGTGGCGGCGCCTGCTGCCAGCGAGACAACTCCAGCCCCGTCCCCTTGCGCGGCTCGCGGCTCACCGCCGCCTTCATCCGTCCCCATAAGCCCATCGCCATCCTCACAAGCAGAAGAAGGAATCCGCGAACACCAACTCGTGGACGCCCCAGAGCAGTGCATCCACGCGGTCATCGCGCCGGCCGTTTACGCCGCTGAACTTGGAGAGCTGCGCCTCCAGCTTTGGGAAAGCGCCGACAAGCTCGATGCGCCCCGTCTCGGCCAGCGCGCTCACCGGCTCGGCCCGCTTGCTCTTCGCCTCGCGGGCGCGAACCGGCTTCACGTTGACGTGGACTCCCATTTCCGAGGCCACCGTCTGAATCGTCGTCTCCACCATCTCCCCGCCCGAGTTCACCTCGGCCACCAGGGCATCACACTCGAAGGCGAGGTACTCGCGAATGGCAGAGGCGGCCCACTCCCGCGGCGAGCCCCGAAGGCTGGCGTCCTTAAGCACCGAAACGCGCTTGAGGGACGCGCCATCCATCCCGACAATCGGACTGGTTCTCACGCCTTGGACGATGATGCCCGTCTCGTCCGAGCCCGTCTCACTCGTGGGCGCGGGGTCCACAGAGACAATGCGCCGCTCCAACGCCCTCGCATATTCGTAAGCATCCGCCTCGACGCGGCCCCACCGCGCAGAACCGAAGATGGCGCCCGGTACATCCATCAGCAGCTTGCCGAGCACCTCTTGCTGCCCCCACCGCGTGTTCATCAACGCCCGCATTGTGGCCACGGCGCTGGGCGCCAGGTTCGCGCGGTTGGCCAGCGACGAGCCTGTGCGCAGCACCACGCCTGGCCGTAGCGACTTCGTCTCCGCGTCGGAGAAGAGGAGGTCCTCCAGCTTCCGCAACGGACGGGGCGTTCCGGTGAGCAGCAGTTGGGGCGGGTTCGCAGCGGTGCCGATGCGCAGCACCATGGGGAGCTGGTCCAGCGCTGCCATCTCATGCTTCCAGGAGGCGGGCTCATCGCCCCAGGCCCAGCCGCAGTTGGGGCCGCGCAGCCGGTCCGGCTTATCCGCCGAGTAGCAGATGGCATAGACGCCGTTGGGCCACGTCACCCGCCGCTTGCTGGGCTCGTACACCGGCATGAACCACGGCGGCGACAGCGCCAGAATCCCGCTGGAGCCACGAATCATCGTGTCGCGCACATCCGCCGCAGTGGGGCCGATGAGGGCGCCAATCGTCTTCGCCTCGCGGGCCTTCTGAATCACCCACCGCGCGCCGCTCCACGTCTTTCCGAAGCCCCGCCCCGCCATGATGAAGCAGGTGGAGAAGGCGGACGGCGGCACCTGCTCACGCCGTGCCCAGAAGTCCAGGTCATGAACGAGTGTCTCGACTTCGGGATGGGTAAGACGGCCGAAGAGACGCGCGAGTCCCTGGTGGGACCGCGCCTGCTTCACCATGAAAGCGGCGGGTGACTCATCCGGGGCGAGATGGTCCGAGAGCACGGAGAAACGAGAGAGCTTGGCCTCACAGTGCATCGTCGCCCTCACCATCCGTGGCTGCGCTCGCTTCGGGCGCCTGCGCGTCCGGCAGGAAGCGACCGAGGCGATCCATCAGCAGCTCTCGCAGGGCCCGCTCATCGGCGGCCTTATCCTCGGGGGCATGGGCCTCGACGTTGTCCCTCCGCCCGTAGAGTTCGGGGAATCGTCGAGAGAGGAGCCACTGGACGTGCTTGGGGTTGTGCGAAGCCGCCGCCATCAGCATGTCGGTGGCGGACTGCATGAACCTCGCTTCCGCAGCGCTCACGGCGAGATGGAAGGCCCGGTAGCTGCCCCGCTGCTCGTTGGCGCCACGGTGGAACCAACGGGAGAGTGTCTGCTCACTCACGCCCACGAGGCCGGCCACGGCGCGACGGAAGAGTCCGCGCTCCAGGTGGCCGCAAATCTCGGCCTGCAACTCAGGAGTCAGCTTGGAGGGAGGCGCCATTCCTCATGGGAATGGGGGCGGATACGCGAAGGATTTGCGCATTGCGCCCGACACATCGAGGGGACCCGCCTTTTTTCTCAAAGTTTTTCGAGCGTGGGCCCCCTCCGAGCAAGCCAGGATTTGGCCGCGCGACTAAAATCCCGACCCGGGGGGCTCACAGAGTCCGGACCCACCTTTTTACATGTAGGACAAGATCTCACTCCCGAGTCCTGCCGAGGCGCGCGGCGCATGACGCGACGTCCACGCAGGACACCCGCCAGACGCGCGTGAAGGCACCGTCCTCGCACGTTTCCGTCACGTCCAGCCGTCCCCTGCCCTTCCGCACCAGGAAGCCACACAGGGCGCACCGAGCCGCGTGCCTGTTGCGACGCAGCCCAGGCGCCCTGTCCTCGCACGCGAGGTGACGCGCTCCCGTCTTCAGCGTGTAGCCAATGCGCTCGCCCTCCAGGATGGGCAGGCCACACGCCGCGCACGGCCCGCCCCTCCTGGCGACGAGCATCGGCATCAGACGTCTTCCTCCAGCATGCGGCGCAGTTGCTGGCGCGCGCTCACAAGCAACGCGTCGAGACGCCAGCGCGCCACGCTCCACTCGCGCGCCAGCTCCCGCACGCTTTGCCGTGGGCGGCCGATGCCATGGACGCGGGCCACCACCTCGCGCAGCTCCGGTGCCAAATCGAAGAGCGCGTAGTACATGCGAGCCACCTGCTCGTACGTCGAGAGCATCTCCTCCGCCGTCAGGTACTCCAACGCGAGGGCAGCGTCGTAGGCCTCCGTCGCCGAGCCCGGCAGCGTCGCCTCGGGCGCATCGCGGCTGATGACGTCCACGGGAGACTCCACCTTGCCGCTCCGGGTGCGCCCCCGCTGGGCCGCGTCCGAGGGATGGACGTCGGAAGCCTGGAGACGGACATGCTCAAGCAGGACGCGGCGCGCGCGCCACGTCGCCCAGGACGCGAAGCACTGGCTTCGCTTCTTCTCGGGGCAGTAGGTGCTCAGTGCCTTGAGCACTTCAATGCCCGCCACCTGGACCAGGTCATCCTCGCCCAGCGAGCCCCGGGACTTCGCGAAGCGACGCGCCAGCGTGCGCAACGCGGGCTCCATGCGCCGCAGCACCTCGCCCGACAGCCGCCGCGCACGGAAAGTCGCGCCCTCGGCTCGCAGCGCGTGAATCTCCGACACCAGGGCCTCCACCTCGGCGGACAGCGCGTCTCGACGCCGAGACGTCTCCTCCGAGGCCTGCGTGCGCTGGCCCTTCCCCTGCTCGGCCCGGCGCCTCGCGCCCTCAACACGGCAGTGCATTCGCTCCCCCTTCTGCATGGCTCACCTGCGATGAGCCACGCCGCTGAAACACAAAAAGCGGCGCCGCAGAGCAAGACGTCGGCCAATTCACATTGAGCAAAGTTTGCTTCGCAGAAAGCAGACTCTCACCGCATGAGACTGAAACACCGTCCTGGGACGCCGACACGCGGCATCGCCTGGACAGGGGCCCTGCCCGAGGACGAAGGGCCGCTGACGCATGCGACAGCGAGGGACGGGGAACGTGGGGCCGACAGAGAGGAGCGACGAGATGAAGTGCCATCACCCACTTCAATGGGGACGCTTTCCGCGAGTGGTCCGCGTTCGACGCCGACACCTCCAGCGGAAGCAGCCGTCACCTTCCTTCGTCACTGTCACTAACTCTTCTCTACTTAGGGTGTGAAGAAGATGAGGTATCATAAGACAATACAGAGACTCACTGGATGTATACGAGAAGATAGATAAGGGAGAATAGGTGACGGGGACGGCGAGGTCGGTGACGCCCCTGGATGCCGGGCGCTGGGCCACTCGCGGAAAGCGTCCCCATAAGAGTGGACGTGAGCATTCGTCCAAGTCCGCCCCCTGCCGGAAGCACCGCGCCCGAGTCCGGGGCCGCCCGCCTCCAGGTGGCCTTCTTCAACAACGTCCAGGACACCAAACCCCAGTCGCGGGAGGTGACATGGGACGAGCTGAAGCAGTTGCTCACCGCGCATGCCGTCACGCCCTGTGCCCCATGCGTCGGGCACAGGTGCCCTACGAAGCTAGCCCAGCGCGCGTGGGCCCCCGTCGACATTGGCCCACTTCGCAAGGATGCCGAAGTCCGCGCTGTGACGGTGGCCGTCTTCGACTTGGACGGGGTGTCCTCCGAGCAAATTGCCAGGGCGTCCGAAAGACTCGAAGGGTACGCGGCCATTGTCCACACGACGCACGGCCACCGGCCTGGACACAGCAGCCTGCGTGTCATCGTCCCCTTGACGCGCCCGGTGCTGCCCTCCGAGTGGCCTCGGCTGCGGGAGGCCGCGGAGCGGCTGCTGGAGATACCAGCGGACCCAAACACGCGGAACCTCTCGCGCATCTACTTCCTCCCCAACCACTCGGGAGAACACGAGGCCTTCTCCAACTCCACGGAAGGGCACGCTCTCGACGTGGACGCACTGCTGAACACGCCACGCCCAGTCCCTGCCGCCACAGTCCAGCACCTCCCGGCTGCCGCCAGCGTGAATGGCCCTGCCGACCTCTACGAGCTCCGCGCCAAGCTGCGCCGCGTCCGGAAGCCCGAGCACCGCGTCCTCATCCGCCGTGTGCTGACCGGGGAGCCACTCGCCGAGCCCGGCATGCAGGACAACACCCTCAACGTGCTCATGTCGTGCGCGGCCTATGTCCTGCCACTGGAGGCGCCCGAGGAGGCCATTCTGGAGGTGCTGCGCCCTTGCTTCGCCGCGACGGCCTGGGGCGAGGGCACCGAGCACCTGTGCCAGCAGGCCCTCTTGAAGCTGCGCAGGCACCGCGAGCGCCGGAAGCAGAGTGACACCCAGCGCGTCGCGGACAACGAGGCGCTCTGGACTTCACTGGGGGGCCGACCGAAGTCCGAGACGGCGGTGTCCAGCGACGAGGACTCGGACAGCGCCTGGACCCGAGCCCTCATCTCTTACGAGACGAAGGGAGCCAGGCGCCTGAAGAACTGCGAGGCCAACCTATACACGGTGTTGACGCGCTCCCCCGAGTGGCGGGGCACCATCCGCTTCAACGAAGTCACCAAGCACATCGAGTATTCGGGCGGGCCGCTGCCGGATGACACGCCCGTTGACGAGTTGGACGGAGACATCGCCTTCTGGATTCAGCAAAGCGAATACGGCCACCTCGGCCTGGACCCGAGCCCTTCCCATGTCCGGGAGGTGTTGCGGCAGGTGGCCTCGAAGAGTGCCTATGACCCGCTGCGGGACTACCTGGAGGGGCTCGTCTGGGACGGAATCCCTCGGGCGGACACCATGCTGGAGCGCTACTTCGGCGCCCAGGGCGACGTCGAGCACCTACGCACCATCAGCGGCAAATGGCTCATCAGCGCCGTAGCCCGAGCCTTGGAGCCAGGCTGCAAGGTGGACACGGTGCTCATCCTCGAAGGGCCCCAGGGAATTCGGAAGTCCACCGCCTTCCGTGTCCTCGCGGGGGAGTGGTTCTGCGATGCTCCCATCAACATCCGGGACAAGGACAGCGCCGCCCTCGCGGGACGGAACTGGCACATCGAGTTGGCCGAGGTGACAACGCTGCGCGCGTCCGAAGCGGAAGACCTCAAGGCCTTCATCTCCCGCAACGAGGACACCTACCGCCCGCCCTATGGACGCGTCACGGTGAAGACGCCGCGCAGGTGCGTCTTCGTCGGGACGACCAATTCCTCCGAGTACCTGCGCGCGGACTCGAGCGGCTACCGGCGGTGGTGGCCCGTGCGCTGTACGTGCATCGACATCGCCGGCTTGAAGCGGGACAGGGGCCAACTCTGGGCGGAGGCCGTTGCCCGCTTTCAAAGGGGCGAGGAATGGTGGCTCTCGGAGAACCACGCCCAACGCGCGGAGGTCCACGCTCAGGAGCGAAGCGAGACGGATGGGGGGCCCGACGACACCATTCTGCAATGGGTGCTGGGCCTGCCCCCGGAGAAGCGCTCCGAGGTGACGACGGAGCTGGTGGCGCGCGACGCGCTGCTCCTCACAACGCCGGGGCAGATTCCGCGCGGCGTCCGCCTCGACATCGGCCGCTCCCTGCGACGCCTGGGCTTCCAGCGTACCCAGCGGCGAATCGCGGGTGTGCAGACGTGGCTCTACTTGCCGCCGGAGAACATCCGCACCGCGCCCCAGTCCACAGGGCCAGGTGCGGTGCGCATCAACCCCATGGCACTCGGCGCCTCGGCCAGAGCGCTCACCGCGTAGCGGGGCTCTGGGCCAGTCGCGGAATGTGTCCCCATTAGAATCGGTGTGAGGCCTTTCTACGAAACGGAACGCGCTGCGCTCTTCGCGGGAAACTGCGTCGAGGTGATGGCGACACTCCCCGGCGAGTGCTTCGACGCCATCATCACCGACCCGCCCTATGCGGAGATTGACCGCGACTACGGAAGGCTTTCCGAATCGGCATGGCACGAGTTGATGCGCGCTGTCGTCGCGCAGGTGCGGCGCGTGCTCAAGCCATCGGGCTCCGCCGTCTTCGTCCTGCAACCCAACAGCGAGCGCATCGGGAGGATGCGTCCCTGGCTCTTCGAGTTTCTGGCCTGGACGGCGAGGGAGTGGAATCTCGTCCAAGACGTCTGGTGGTGGAACATCAGCACGCCGCCCACCGGCAGTTGTCAGCGGAAGAACGGGCTCATGCGCCCATCCGTCAAGGCCTGCGTCTGGCTGGGTTCGCCCCAATGCTTCCGTAACCAAGACGAGGTGTTGTGGACGCCGTCCGAGGCCATGGCGCAGCTCAAGCGGGCGGACCGCGCTCGTCGAATCTCCCCCTCGGGCTTGTCCATCAGGGACGCGCGCATCGCGGAGATTGTGGCCGAGCGAGGGGGCGTCACGCCGTACAACCTCCTGCCGATTGCCAACGCGAATAGCGCAACCAGTGGCGGAGCGAAGGGCCATGGCGCAGCGACTCCGGAAGCGCTCTGTGACTGGTGGGTGCGCTACATCACCCGTCCCGGCGCCACCATCCTCGACCCATTCATTGGCTCGGGCACGGTGGGCGCAGCCGCACTGAAGGCGGGGCGTTCCGTCGTCGGCATCGAGCAACACGTCCCCTACCAGGACATGGCGCGGCAGACGCTCATCGCTGCGGAAGAGCGGCATGCGGCCTGACGCGAGCACCTCCCCTACCGAGCGCCGTCGCGCCGTGGACGGGGGCATCCTCCACTTCCTCTCGGTGTCACAACTGAAGCAATTCAGCCTGTGCCCGCGCCGCTGGTACTTCGCCAAGGTGAGGCGACTGCCCGAGCCTGAGACGAAGGCGCAAGCCCTGGGCGTCGAGGGGCATGCGCAACTGGAGCACTACCTGCGCACGGGGGAAGACGTCCTGGGCGACGTGGCGCGCGCGGGCCGACACCTTCTCCCTGCGCCAGGAGTGGACCTGCTCGTTGAGGAGTCGTTTGGGACGCCGTCACCACTGACGGCAGACGGCATTCCCTTCGCCGGATACATCGACCTCATCAACCCGCGTCGCCTCAACGAGGGCGTGCTGCGGGTGACGGACCACAAGTTCCTCTCCAACGTGGCGCGCTACGCGGCGACGCCGGAGCACCTGACCGACGCGAGCACCGAGGCGGGCTTGCAGATGGTGGGCTACGGCGTCTGGGCGGCCAACTCTGCCGCGCGCTTCCCCGGCGTGCGAACACTGGAGCTTGAGCACCTCTACTTCCAGACGCGCGGCGCCAAGCGCGCCGAGAGTGTCCTGGCCGTGGTGAACGTCGAGCACGTCACCCGCGAGTGGACGGACAAAGTCGTTCCCATGGTGCGCCGCATGCGCGCGGTGGCCCGCGTTACGCGCGCCGCTGACGTCCCGCCCAGTTTCGGTGCCGCCTGCGAGAAGTACGGCGGGTGCCCCTTCAAAACGCAGTGCCTTTCAGGAGAACGAACCATGTCGCTGATGAATCGTCTCGCAGTGAAGTACCAGGTCCCCGACGTCGTCGCGCAGCTCCCGCTCGCACCGCTCCCCGAGCCGCTGGGGACGTGCGGCCGGTGCAACGCAGCCCTGACTCCGGAGAACTCCAGCAAGCTCCGCTCGGGCGAGGTGCTTCACCTCTCCTGCCCTGGTGCAGAGGTCGCCGCGGTGCTGCCTCCGGATGCGCCCGTCCCGTCGCCCACCATCGCCACGGATGCGGCGCCGAAGCGTCGCGGTCGCAAGCCTAAGGTCCAGGCCGCGACAGAGCCCATCCTCCAGCAGGAGGCAGCCCCATCCATCCCGGTCACACCGAGCCCCCAGGGGGAGCGCCTGCGTCTCTTCGTCGACTGCGTGCCGAACCTGCCCACTGCGCCCCTCTCGGACTACGTGGCGAAGGTGGCCGCTCAGGTGAGCGAGGCAGGAAGCGTGGAAGACTTGCGCTTCGCGGGTTCCGAGAGCGCGCTGGGCTTCGGCCGATGGAAGGGCGCGTTTGCCATGGCCATCCGCAACGCGCCCCCCGCTCCCGGCACATACGCGGCCCTCGGCCTTGCCCACTCCGAGCTCCTGCAACTCGCCGTCGAAGCGCTGGAGCCCATGTGCGGCCCGGGTGACTTCGTGCGCGCGGCTCGATGAAAGAAACTGGGATGCGGCTGATCGATAGGCTTGGTGTCGCCCCCTCCCCGTCCGTTGCGCCCCAAGTGGAGCGCGCCCCCGTCTACGGACGCGCCCCCGTGGGCTACTCGGCAGATCTCAGCCGCATCCTCGCCCTGCCCCGGCGTGACCTCGCCACCGCGTACTCGGCGACGGATGTCGAAGCCCTGGAGACCCACCTGCGCGCACCAACAGCGCCGTGCGGCTGCGCGAATATGTCCCCTCCCCGTCCGTGCCCTGCTCGGCTGCGGCGGGTGCAAGCCCAGGCGCTGCTGGAGGCATCCCGCGTCGGTGGACTCCTCGGCCCCATTGGCACGGGACACGGCAAGGAGCTGACCACCTTCCTCATGCCAATGGTGATGCCGGGCTGCCGTGTAGCCGTCCTCTTCATCCCCGCAAACCTGCTGCCGCAATTCGAGGCTGAATGGGGCTACTACGGAGCGCACTGGCGTCTGCCCAACCTGGCGGGGGGGCGCTGGTTTCGCGCGGGGCTGCCGGTGCTCCACGTCGTCACCTACAACAAGCTCTCCAGCCAGGAAGCCACGGACTTGTTGGAGCGCATCCGTCCGGACCTGGTCATCCTCAACGAGGCCCACAACCTCAAGGACCCGAGGTCCGCGCGCACGAGCCGCTTCCTCCGTTACTTCGAGAAGCACCCACGGACGCGACTCGTAGCGCTCTCCGGCACCTTTGCCTCGAAGAGCATCAAGGACTACGCGCACCTGTCGCGGCTCGCGCTTGGTGAAGCCTCGCCCCTGCCGCTGGCCCATCACGTCGTGGAGGAGTGGGGAACGGCCCTGGACCCGGGCAAGGTGGTGGCCCCGCCTGGTGCACTGGAGCGGCTGTGCGAGCCGGGAGAGCATGTCCGCGAGGGCTTCCAGCGCCGCCGAAACGCGACGCGCGGCGTGGTGGCCACGGAAGAGAGTGCCCTGGACAAGCCGCTCATCATACGCACGCGCTACCCGGGGCCCGTACCCGAACAACTCCTCGCCCTCATCGAACTGGCGCACGCCGGCGAGCGGCCAGACGGGGAGCAGTTTCAGGAACAGCTCCAAGCCCTGGCATGCGCACGGCAGTTGTCAGCCGGCTTCTATCACCGCTGGCGCTACCCACGTGGCGAGCCTCCGGAGCTGATTGAGAAGTGGTTCGCACGACGGAAGGCCTGGAACAAAGAAGTCTGGGAGGAACTCAAAGGGAAGCGGCGCGAGCACATGGACTCGCCAGGGCTGCTCACCAAGGCAGCCATCCGCGCGCACATGTCGCCGCCCTACGAGGGGGACAAGCCCGTCTGGCACGCGGAGACTTGGCCGGGCTGGGCAGAGATTCACGACGCGGTGCAGCCCGAGCCCCAGGCCGTTTGGGTGTCGGACTTTCTCGTGAAGGACGCGGCGGACTGGGCTCGCTCGCGGGTGGGAATCGTCTGGGTCGAGTACCCGGAGTTGGGGGAGCGCATCGCCAAAGCAGCAGGCGTCCCCTACTACGGAGGGGGCAAGGTGGCGTCTGAGGCCATCCTACGGGAGGCGGGAACACGCTCCGTGGTGGCAAGCATCAAGGCACACGCAACAGGGAAGAACCTTCAGCAGTTCTGCCGAAGCATCGTAGTGACGCCGCCCTCTGATGGCGCAGCATGGGAGCAACTGCTTGCGCGTACACATCGTCCCGGCCAACAGGCTCAATGCGTAAAGGTGGACGTGTGCCTGCATACCCAGGAATACATGACAGCGTTCGCCACTGCTTGGATCCGTGCGCGATTCATCCAGCAGACGGACGGGCAACCCCAGAAACTATTGACCACATCACAACCACTCCCTGAATAACAAAACACTTAAAAACCAATCCCCCCCAAAAAAGCCACTAGGCGAAACATTTCGCCCAATGGCCCGAACTCAAACCATCTCAAGCCTTACTTACCGCATAGCCCAACGGAACCGTGAGAACGTCGCCAAGGTTCCCAGCAGGAGCATACGTAATCTTCAACAATCGAGAGGGCACGATTAGACCCTGCGACAACTCCTCCTCAAATGCCGCCCTCTTTCGCCCCGAATAGAGATTTCCACCACCTTCGAGCACATACTCATCATCCTCAATACGAAGCACATTCGCCCCTCCAACATAGATCGCATCCACGAAATAGGCATCCTTCCCACCCTTAGACTTGGCGGACACCTTATCTACCTTTACAGTCACATCCAACTTATGACCACGACCAGGCATCACATAAAAATCACCATTCGCAGCCTCCAACGTCCCAGCAATGAAATCAAAACTATCACGAAGCGCCGCATGTTTCTGTAAATCAAAAACATCGTTAAACAAATTCCCCTTAATCTTCTTTCTCAATCCAGCCCGAGGATCAAAAAACACCTCAAACAGCATGCCATCCAAAATCGCCTTTCGCCTTCCCTTTGCAAAACCAGACGCCGAATCCATGAATGATCGAACGAACGACATTGCAGCTGTCGACCCACCACAAGCCGACTGATAGATGTTTCTACCCAAAACAAAAAGATTATCCTCCTGCATTTTATTCACCGACTTCGCATCAAGCAGCCCGATGGCGTCGTTCTGCGTATACCAGTTAAGGCTCTTCAGTTTCTTGATGACTCTGTGTGACGACCTTCCCTCGTCGATCACAAACAGCGAATCCGCAAGCGACGTCTCCCTATATGTCTTCACGGAACGACCAAGACTTGCGTTAAAGTAAAAGTCACCCGAGAGCGAAGTATGCTCCCATGATATTTGCTTGCCACTGGTCTCGGCGGCAACGGTATTTCGCACACACTTAAACATTGTTTCTATTGGACGATCCGGTTCGTCAATATGCTGAAGCAGGGCGCTGGTATACGTCCCATTACGCCCCTTACCATCAGAAGCCGTTTGCCCTGGCGATGTCGCGAATCCAATAATCGTACCCTTGGGCGCATAAACAGGCGCTAATCCGCGCGCAGTAGGTGCGCGATGCCATGCACGTTCCCAAGGATTGTTTCGACACGCATCCAGAATGATTATTTTCGTGGCAACAGTGGACTTCTCCATGAAACCAATCACCCGATCCAGCGAAAGCGAACTATGCTTAGCTTCGGTCTCATCACTAAGCTCAGTATCAACAGCCAGCAGATAGTTACTCCCCTCAATCTGCACACCATGGCCAGCAAAAAAGAACAGTCCCACGTCATTACTATCCAGCAGAGCCTTGAACTCCTTCAACTTTCTGTCCATCTCTCTATTGCTAGCATCCGTGGCGACGATGACATGAAACCCAAAGCCACGCATCTTCGAGGCAACATCATTCGCATCTTGAACAGGGTTTTTCAAGACGCCGCCATTCACATAAGCCTCGTTACCAAGAATGAGAGCCACCATTTTTCGCTTCAAGGAAAACTCCTTTTGAATGATACCTCACAACACCACATGGCATGCCATGCTGCGCATGCCTCGCACAACCAACCACTGAACGTCACGCCACCTCTGCACACTGGACACGCAACCCAAGTTAGCGCCTCTAGAGGATGCGCCAAGCCCATAAAACCTCAGTGGCGCAACCTGCAGCATTTCCACCTCGTCAGTTTTCCCCTGCGCCTAATAGCTCTAGCTATGCACCAAGCTCCACCCTCATTGATCAGCAGAAATTCCCTGCACTCCCCTCCTAGCGAACTGCAAGTCTTCTACCACCTCATTGCCCCCCCCCACGAGACGCAGAGTAGCCACCAACAAAGAGCAGTAACTTCTTCGAGAAAGGACCATTCGCCAAATGCATCCCCATAAGAGAAATCGAGGACGTCCTTTCGACGTTCCGCAACTTAACTGGGGATACGGGACATGAGCAACGCAGCACTCGCACGCATCGCCACCGCCCAAGCCACGCTCGGCGCGCAGTACCTCAAGGCCGGACGCTACCGCCTGGAGGTCCAGTCCATCCGCACCAAGGACGGCTTCAAAGGCCTGTCCGCTATCGCAGAAGTGAAAGTAGTGAGTTCGGAAAGGACCCAGGCCAACATCGAGCCTACACGGCCCGGGCTCATTGCCAGCTATGTAGAGAACGTCTCCGACGCCAAAAAGAACGGCGGCGGGCGCTTCAAGGCGTTCCTCATGGCCCTGGCCGGAGCCGAGGAGCACGAAGTCTCCCAGGACTTCATCGCCAAGTTCACCGAGGCGAATCAGGCAGGGGCCTTCCTCCTGGTGGACTGCGACGTCTTCCCCAAGACGCTCCCGGAGAAGGAAGGCAGGCCCGGCAAGGTCATCGAGGGCTACCGCTGGAGCAACGTGAGCCTCACGGACGCAGAGCTGGCCTCCATCGAGTCCAAGCGCGTCGCCGCGAAGCTCCCGCCGCTCGCTGACGCCCTAGCCTGACGCATCCCGTCAGCACTGGACTTCTTGGCGCTCTCCCAAGGGCGTCACGACTGGCCCACGTCACGGGCCTTTCGGTGTTGTGCCTGTCCTCTTCAGCTTCGACACCGAGACCTATCCGATTCAGCCCGGACTCCTTGCGCCGCCCCTTGTCTGCGCCTCCATCGCCCAGGAGGCACCGGGTAGCGAGCAACTCCTCTCCGCTGCCCAGTCGCGAGCGTGGTTCCGCGAGGCGCTCCGCTCGCCGGACATCCACCTGACGGGTGCCAATCTCGCCTACGACCTGGGAGTGATGTGCGCGGATGACCCGCGACTGGTGGACGCCGTCTTCACCGCCGCCGAGGCAGGCCGCTTCCATGACGTGGCCGTCCGCGAAGCCCTTCTGGACATCGCTCGGGGCCTCCATGGCGTGGACCCGATGACTGGCCGCCCGCTTGGGGACGACGAAGGCGCCCGCTATCCGCTGGCCCTCCTGGTGAAGCGCTACCTGGGACTCGACATCAGCGCGGACAAGCACGCCCCTGACGCATGGCGCCTCCGCTACGGAGAGCTGGATGGGGTGCCGCTGGAGGAATGGCCCGAAGGCGCCGTGAAGTACCCGCTACGCGACGCGCGCTTCACAATGGACGTCCACCTGTCCCAACACAGAGCCGCGTCCAGCGTCGCCAATGGCGGCAACCTCCATGCCGAAAGGGACCAGGTCCGCGCGGCCCTCGCGCTCCACTTCGCGTCTATCTGGGGGCTGCGCACCGATGCCGGGCGCGTCGAGGAGCTACGCCACCGTGTCGAGGACGAGTGGAGAGCCAACCGCGCTCGCTTCCAGGTCGCCGGCATCTTCCGCACCAACGGCACCAAGGATTCGAAACGCCTCGCCCATCTCGTCACCGCCGCCTACAACGGCGCGCCGCCCGTCACCCCTCCGTCGCCCCGGTTCCCCGAGGGCCAGGTAGCGACCGACAGGGACACCCTCCTCGACTCGGGCAACGTGCTGCTGGAGGAGTTGGGCAAGTCCGGCAAGGTGGACAAGTACCGCTCCACCTACCTGGGCAAACTCGAAGCAGGCGTCGCGGTCCCTCTCAACCCGCGCTTCAACGTCCTGGTATCCACCACGCGCGTATCCAGCGACTACCAGCAACTGCCCCAGCGAGGGGGCGTGCGCGAGTGCCATGAGGCCCGCCCTGGCTACGTGTTCTGCTCCGTCGATTACGCGGGCCTCGAGCTGCGCACCATGGCCCAGCGTGCCATCTGGGAAGTCGGTTACTCGCGCATGGCCGAAGCGCTGCTGGCCAATGAGGACGTCCACACCTCCGCCGCGGCCACCTTCCTCGGGGAGAGCTTCGCGTCCCTCCTGCCGCGCGTGAAGGCAAAGGAGGCCACCGCCACGTCTTTCCGCTCGCTCGCCAAGATTTTCAACTTCGGCAAAGGCGGAGGACTCGGCGCGGGCGGCATGGCGTACCACGCACGCGCCAAGGACGGCGTCCGGTTCTGCCTCCTCGCCAAGGTAGCGGACACGTGCGGCGTGGAGCGCGTCCCGGTGCGTGTCCAGGGCAAGGTCAAGATGGTCTGCGCTGCATGCGTCGAGGTGTCCCGGCGCTACGGAGACAGATGGCTGGACGCGTGGCCCGAGCAACGTACCCTCTTCGCCCGAGCCAGCGCCCTCACCCGTCACGGCAAGTTCGTGGACGTCATGATTCCGGGCGCCAACATCCTCCGGGGTGGATGCGGCTACACCCAGTGGCTCAACACGCCGTTCCAGGGACTCGGAGCAGTGGGCGCCAAGCTGGCCACATGGCGTGTGTCGCGGGAGATGTACGCGGACCGGCGCTCACCACTCTGGGGCTCGCGCCTCGTCCTCATGGTGCATGACGAGTTGGTGGCAGAGCTACGCGCGGACTGCCCCAATCGGCTCCACGATGCCGCCGAGCGCATGGCGGAACTCATGCGGCAGGCCATGCGCGAGGTGACGCCGGACCTGGCGGGCGCCATTGAAGCCGAGCCTGCGCTGTCGCAGGTGCTCTCGAAGGATGCGGCCACCGTTAGAGACATCTCGGGGCGCCTTTTAGTGTGGGCTCGACCGGCAGAAGAACAAGCCCAATCGCGCCATCAAGAAGCCCCGCCCAACTCGTGCGCAATGAATATCGGATAGCCCAGTAGTTCATTTGTACGATAATTGCCCCCTGAAAACGAAAAGAACTGCTCATTGGTAAAGTACCTCTTGCAATACAAAGACGACACACGTCTCACCTCTCCCGAAGTGACAGCTCCTGCATCAATAAGTCTTCTAGCAGGATGGAGATACTTCCCATCAGCCATCAGCATGGCCTCCAAGGCCCCCCTCTCGACTTTCGAATCGGCCAGTTCTTTAGCGAGCACCCGCAGTGCAGAAAAACCGGACATAAACTTCAATCCTCTTGGCACATCCAGCCACACTTCAACCAAGAACAAAAAACACCCGCCGGTGTCATATCCATCACTGCGCAGCTCGCCATATTCTGGGTCGGAAACCCACACTGCAATTTCGTTCGCCCCAGTTACTCCCTTTAGAAATTCCTTCCCGAACACGAACCGACACGCCTCAAACTCCTCCAGAACAAATTCCCCTGTCTCAAAATCACCCGGGAATCGAGCGGGGCGTTTTCGCGATAGCTTTCGCATGCGCCCGAGTTCTCCGACCAGAAAATCAATCTGCCCATGCAGGCTCTCTTTTTGTTCAGCAGGCTCCAGCGCCAAATCGAACTTTGCCCCCACGAGAGGCACGTCAAAACTCAGCCCACCCTTAACCTTCAACTTGCCCTGCTTTTTCTCCATGATTTGACAACAAAACGACTCCAGTCGGTGCTGATCAACAAATAGGTAGTCACGCATTCCACGCCTCCAGTGGGCCTAGTCTATCCGACATACGCGTCAATGGCGCAATATTGCTGGTTAGTAGGCACGGCACGGACCATTTGCAGAAGGTGTCCCCATTCAGGAAGGAGTGAGCACTACGCCTCCTTCCAAGAGCCCTCCCGAGCATCGCGCCCCGAAGCTTGTTTCCATCGACCCTGGCCTTCGGTATTGCGGAGTCGCAGTCTTCGACGTGTCTCTCAACGACCGCGTGACACTCCTGTCAGCTGGGTTGCCGAAGAACCCCGAGCCGCAGGGAGGCGCGCTGTCACTGGCCTCGTGGGCGGCCATGGCCTTCGCGGTTCGGGAGTGGCTCCGGCCGCGACTGGGCGATGAGCCATTCCAACTCGTCATCGAGTTGCCCCGCGTCTACGCAGCCTCGCACCAGAAGGGCGACCAAAACGACCTCATCCAGTTGGCAGGTGTTGTCGGGATGCTCGGCGGCTCCCTGCTAGGCATCGACAGTCGCCGCAGCATCTATCCGCGCGACTGGAAGGGCTCTCTGGACGCGGATGCGTTCATCGAGCGCATAAAGCAACGCCTCAATGCCGCCGAACACCTACGCGTCGAGTTGCCCGCCACTTCCGCCCTTCACCACAACGTCTGGGACGCCATCGGCATCGGGCTCCACGCCCTCGGTCGCCTCGCGCCCCGTCGCGTCTTCCCGAGGTAGCCATGTCCATCCAACTCACGGGCCCGGATTTCGATGGCCCTTCCGTAACGGTGGAGCGTGCCGCCGAGCTGCTCCATTGCAGCCGCGCTCGCGTCTTCGAGCTCCTACGTGAAGGTCGCCTTACCCGCGCACCTCGATTCGGGCGGCGCACGACAATCGTCACAGGCACCGTGCTCGCCTGCGTCAAGCTCGGAGCGACGCGCACGGAGCCATCCCGACACCGAAGGGAGCGCCGTACAACTCGCAGCAAGGCGCTCCGTTCAGTCTCCTTGAACGGCGAACTCAGGCACTCCGCCTCAGAGGTCTCACCATCGAAGCCGGGTCGTCCGGATGATGAAGACGGAGAGGGAAAATAATCATCGGTGGCACCTGAACCCCTTCGTAGAAGAGTTTCGTCGTTCGGGTGCTCAGGTGTCCCATCACTGCCGCGACCATCTCCAGAGGCACGCCATTGGCTGTCGGCTTGACGACCTTCCCGCACTCGGCCGCCCAGGTTGCAAAGCAGTGTCGCAGCTCTCCCGGCATGAGCGGAGAGACCTTCTCCCCCGCAGACTTGTCCTGTAGGCGCAATGCAGCGTAGCCGATGCTCTCCCGTACGGTGTTCCGGCTCGGCGACTTCCCCCGTGCCTGGAGTCGCCTCGCAGCAGCGAGAGCCTGTCCATCCAAGCTGACAACGTGCATCCTGCCGTTCTTATGCTTGAACGTGACAGTCCCAGCGATGCCGCACGGGTCCTTCACGTCCCGCAGCTCGCCCATCCCTGACGCAATGCGGGAAATCTCCGAGTCGTGCATGCCCGTCTTGGCTCGTAGGCACAGCGTATCCCGGACAACCTGGCTCCCGATTTCGCGGTAGAAGCGCTCTACCAGGAGCATTGGATAGCCCTTCACTCTCCGCCCCTTCTCGGCCACGGCAGGCGGCACCTTGAGTTCGAGAGTCGGGTCCTCAGCGGCCTTGAGCTGGTCCTCTTCACGAAGCCAGGAGGTCAGCGTCTTCAACGCGATGATGCGGCTCTTTCGGGCAGTCCCCCACTGGGACAAGAGTTTCCGCAACTCCCGGAGTTGAACCTTTCGAAGGTCACGTCTCCCCAGAGCATCTCCCCAAGCAGCGAGGTAGTTTCGGACGTCCCTCCTGTAGTCTTGGGACAGGCCCTTCTCCGTGAGATGCCGCATGAGCCCAGCCAGCGTTTCCTCATCGATAACGACGGGAGAGTTCTCCGCTGCCGCTTGCCGCCTCGTGCGGTATTCGTCCGGGGCGCGCTCCCATAGCGCTAGTTCAGCGAGTGCCTCTCGCTCGCTGGCGACGTCGAGGGCCACGACTCGGCGCTGCCTCTCTATCACCCACACCAACCTACCCCGAGCCTTACGAACTCGCCCACCTACCCACTTGCCCACCCACCTTGGTGCTGCTCCCAT